CAGGATCGCGTTGAGCTGTTGCTCGGTTGTGCCTGCTCCAGCGGTGCCGATTGCTCCGACTGGGGTGCGGACTTCTGCCGGCACATCGGGTGGACCTGCGGAATCGATCCAGTCGAAGAATCCGCGCGTGAGATAGGGTATATCCGCGGCACCCACCTGCCGGTCCTGGCCTGAGCAGAGAGTGAGTTCGATGTCGCGCTTGAGTTCACGCGCGCTCTTGAACTTCGCATAGGCGTACTCGTCATCGACCGCGGCGGTCTCAACGAGTTCCTGCAGATCGGTAACGGCGTATTCGTCGCGGAAAATCTGAACGTAATTGCCGATTCGTTTGCGGTTGATCGCCTTGTTGTTGAACAATTGGACATCCTGGCCTTCGGGCACGCCGCCGATTCGGGCGGGTCTCAGGTTATCCACGAGCCACTCGCTGAAGACCGCTTTGGGCGCGGCCCCTTTGCGCAGAGTGGAGGTGACCGGGTAAGTCTCCGGTTCGACAATCGTGAGGACATCCATGAGGTCCTCCCGGTTGCCGCCGGGCCAACTCGGATTCGAATACGTATTGGCTGCTGGCATATTAATTAGGGGCTAGGGGAGAGGGACGAGGGGCGAGGAGGGATGAGGGCAAAACCGTACGGTCTTCCCTAATCCCTAGTCTCTCATCTCTAGACCCTAGCTTCACGAAGTTGACGTTTCACTGCTTGCAGCCTGGCAAAATTCCTCGCGTCGGATTTCTCCTTCCATGCTTTCTCCGCAGCAGCTAGATCCGCTTCCAGGGCGCCCTTCGGCCCCGTTCTTGGCGGGGCGGCTGTCGGCGCGCCGAGCACCTTTGGCGGTGGTGTGGCCGGCTTGGGTTTGGCCACTGGCGGTTTCGCCGCGGCCTTCATCCTGGCTTCCCTTGCCTCGAGCCCCTCGACGAAGATCGCCGTCGCTGAAACCCAGTCCGGTCGGAGCCGGATTTGGGGGTAATCCGCGAGCGCCTTGCGAAATTTGGCGAATTGTGGCGAATTCCTATCGGTGAGCCAGGTGAACTCCCGGAGCGCCTCACTGGAGTGAGCTTGCTCAGCCCGGAGATATTCGCGCCGCCTGGGGAAGTGCTGCTCGAGGTCATCCTCGGTCGCTTCCTTCATCGCGCGGACCTGTTCCCCGGTAAATTCCCGGGTTGAATATCCGCCTTTACCATCGGGCACCTGCAGGACGCCACCTTCCGGGTTGCGCTCGCACCAACGTTTCAGGGTTCGGGCCTGAATCGCGGCCTGCTCGAGTTGCAGCTCGTTCCTGATCCCACTGGCGGGATCGGACTCGCTCACAACCACGGGCACTGGCGGTTCAGGCGCTGGCGCCGACTTGTACCGCTCCACTTCGGATTGGAGTTGCTGGCGCTCGGTCTCTGTGGCCTGGAGTTTGCGTTCCAGGTCGCCTTTCTGGCGAGTGAACCGCGCGATCCGCTTCTGGAGCCATTCCGGGGCGTCCTCTGGCAGGGCCAGGTCATCCTGGGCGGCCTCTCCCTCTTCTGAGGCACTCGGTTCTTCCGGGGCGGCCTCAGAAGAGGCGGTGTCTGACTTGTCGGACGCGTCTGACGTGTCTGACCCGTCGGACTTCTCGGACTCTGCTGCTGCTTGAGAAAGAACAGTTGGACTTACCGTGCCAGTTTCGGGCGCGTCCGGCTGCTTCTGGGCGCTTGCCTTTGGCTGGCTTCGCGATTTCGGCGCAGACTTCGTCCCCGTCGCTTCGCGCTCCCGCAATTTGCGGCGCGCATACTCGAGGACCGAAGCGTTGCCTTCTGTGGGTGCCGGCGGAGTAGCAACAGCGGGTGCTGCTGGTGGCGGGGCGCCGTCCCCCGCCGAGATTTCATCAGGCATTTCGAGGCCGTCCTGATTCCGGCGATCGCTTATTTCGCCGCGGCCCAGAACGTGAGGCCAAATGTCAACCGCAAGGCTGACACAGGTTCAGGGAGGTAAAACAAACGTTATCTGCTTCCATTCAGGTCCGTTTGAGCCAGATTGGGCCCGATTGAGTCCGATTTTGTTGAGTTAATTTGTGACTCGGTGTAGGTTTGAGGCACGGGCAGACCCCAAAAAGGCGGGAGCCCGGCGTAGAATGATTGATCAAATTACGGCAGTCCGGGCGCTCAAAGAGGCCAAAATGCCCGAAGCGCAAGCTGAGGCGGTGGTTCAATTCATCAGCGATGCCACCACCGGGGAGATCGCGACGAAGTCTGATCTGCGAGAGTTAGGGGTGCGTATCGGGGCGGACATCCAGGAAATAAAAGGTGAGCTATTCTGGCATCGATGGCTGTTAGGGGCGGTACTGGCGATGCAACTTGGGATTCTCGCTCTCATCGCAAATGTGCTGCTAAAGATCGCCGCGCTGAAACCATGATCGCTGAACAGATGAGTACAGCGGAGATCGAGGCTTCGTTCATTGGAAGAGTCGAAGATATCTCTGGTGACTCTGCGTTCGTGAGCCTGCTCAATGAGAAGACTGGTGAGCGAATGGAAGCCAAGTGCAAGACGTCGATACTGCAAGAAAGTGGAATTGGGCTTGGGGACGAATTTCGGTGCGAGGTTCAACGCTCAAAGTCCGGGGTGAGTGCGCACCTGTTGCATTTGCTTCCGAAACCACTCAGCAAAGAACAAGTGGAGACATTCACGCCGAATTCAAAGACCGCTGGACTTTCTAGAATCAACCAACCCGCTTCAGCTCGGCCTCCTCGCAAATCCCGAATAACCGGGCCTCGATCGCCATGATGGCATCCACGCCACCCAGGTAATGGGCCATGACGGTCCCAGCACTCATGCCGGCTGCCACCAGCGGCGCCGCGCCCGCTGAGATCAACTGTTGGCGATGATCATACAGCAGGCGTAGGATCGCACCGAAACGCGGATCGCGCGTCATTTCCCGAAGGGACGCCTCGAGTTGGTCCGGTGTCAAATCCAGGGCGACACTCTGAAGGTCGGTGAATTTCACGAGAATTAGGCTCCCGCTCCGACTTGTTGACTTGGCAACGTCCCAATTCTTCCGGCCTGCGGATTGACCGTCTTCTGCTCGACCGCGAATTGGAGTTGTTGCCGGTGTTTCTTCAGTAGATCGGCGACGAACTCATTCTCGGCCGCGATCTGCATCGCGCGCGGGTTCGTTTGCATGATCTGATCGAACGTCTGGAGCCGGAGTTGATGCGCCTGGCCTGGCTTCACGTCGTTGTCGATGCCGTTCAGGAGGCCGGTGATGGTGGCGCGTTCAGCATCGACCTCAGCTTGGGCCGCGCCCTGGGGATTCTTGAGCAGACGTTCAGCGAAGCTTGGGTTGATCGCCTCGAGGCCCAGGCGCAGGAGTTGGTCCCGATCCACTGTGCCGCCGATGTCCACCGTCTGGACAAACTGGATCAGCATCTCGAATTGCTGTTTCAGCAGGTCGGGCTCGAGGCCGGCGATGTTAAAACTCAGGCTGAGATCGAACTTGCCCTGGATGTCATCGCGGCTCGCGCGGATCGGTTCGCCGTCAAGCTGGCCGGTCACCCGAAACCAGAATTCGTCCGGCATGAATTGCTGGCACAGCCCGAAGACCTGTCCCAACACCTTCGTCCAGCCTTCGAGCCAGCGCTGGGTCATCCGCATCCGGCGATTGCGGGCATAACTCGGGTCGCCATCGGCCACCGGGCGGCCAAATGCGCGATCAGCCTGTTGCTGGAGATTCTGAGAGACCTCGAAGGAGGCGGACGGCTGGTTGGGCACGTCGGCCCAGTGAAATTCGTTGGGCCGCAGCTCCGGCACACGCGCGCCTGGTCCCCAGCGGGTGGGCGGCCGGCCTGGCGGATGCATCAGGGGCGGGATGGTGGCGATATTGGTGAAATCGGTTCGGGAATCGGCCTCGACCTTGAGCAATTTCTGGAAACTGGCGCCCAGTTCGCCGTAACCGCGGGAGTCGGTGCAACGCCGGCTGAGCCGTTCCCGTGGAAATTCGACGAAGGGATATTCGCCGTGATCGTAACCGAGGCTTTCGCTGTAGGCGTAGATTTCCTTGCCGTTCCGGGTGGTGACGGTCGGCGAAAAGACGGTGCAATAGATGCCAGGCACACCGCGTTCATTGGACTTGCGCTCGTAGCAGTGTACGACCTCGTACAAATCATCGATGCTCAGGTAGGGATCGCCGGGGATTCGGCGGGTGCTCACGATGCCTTTGGCGTCACGCTGTTCGACCCCGGCATACCAGGCCGCAGTCGATTGGCCTTTGCCTCGTTCCTTGACCTCTTTCACCCAGGTCTCGTCGTAGCCCATCGCAATCTGCCGATTGTCGAGCATCTCCGCGGTGACGAATTCACGGCGGTAAATCCGGCGGGCGTCCTGGAGTTTCTGGGTATCGTCGGGCAGGAACAGATCGAGCCGATCGCGCAAGGCGGTCACGCACGGCTTGTTTGAGACCAGGCGCGGGACGGCGATGGTGGTCTTGCCTTCCTCGCGCAGTTCGCGGATCCCGGCGCGCACCTCCTCGTTGCTCGGTTCAGGGATCTCCGAGTCGTAAAAGTCGCCTGTCTGCGCGGCTTGCTGGCGGTAAATCGCCTTGACGAGTGCCACTGAATCCTCGTCCCGATCCGGATCCATGATCGTCTGCGGCAAGGCGATGATCAGGTCAAGATTCGGATCCTGGCTGCCCTGTTGCCGCTGGAATTGGGCCATCATCGCGGCGTTGACGATCTGTTCCAGGCTGAATTCCTGGTCGGTGAGCTGGACCTTTCGTTCCCAGACGATTCCCGCATACGCCACGCCATCCTCAAGCATCCCATTGGCGAGGATCTCCGCTTCAGCATCGGCATCGTCGATCTGCGAGCCCCAGAGCCATTGCAGGAATTGCGAAGTGCGCCTGGCCTTGGCGATGTCATCAAGCGCGACGGGCTTGGCCTCGGGCGTCGCCTGGTTGAACGCCATGCAAAGGATGTCCACGTCCTCGTTGATGTATTGATCCACGAGGTAGACCCTCGAATCGGTGGCGCCTTCCCACGGCACAGCCTCCTGGCCTGCGGGCATGTTCTTCTTCCATTTCTTGAGGTCAGGCGATTGGCCCGGCCAGACACAGAAACGGGTGTTGTAGTTGAGTTGGCGGCGCGAAAGGTCGTCCGCAGGGCCGTCAATGAGTTCCTGGAACTCGGTGGCGAGATCGTTGATGTCGGGGACCATAAAGGGAGTTATGAGTTGGAAGTTATGAGTTAGGAGTTTGGGTTCTTCGGCGGGTTATCGAGATCCAGATTCTCCATGTAATGGACGGACGATGAATCCCACTCAAGGTTGTCAGGCATCCGTTTGCCTTTGCCATACCGCTGACCTGGTCTGGCTTTGCAGCGCCATCGCACCATGGCCTGATCATTGCAATCTCCGGGACCATACCAGTGTCCGACGGCAAGCACTTCACCGACAGGTCCGCCTTGCTGGTGTAAGAAACGAACACGCATCCCAACAAGTAAACCCGGAATGAATTCAGCGAGATTCGTGAATTTCTTCATCAGCGCACCTCTGATCCAGTTCATTTTATGAGTTATGAGTTGGAAGTTATGAGTTATGAGTTGGCTTCGATGCGGAATTGGCCCACTTCACGTAGACCTGCGTAAATGGCTCCCCAAACACCTTCGGGGACCGCTTCAAATCCAATCTCTCTCGAGATTAACGCTTTCCGCCGACGCACGGCGGCCACGAGGTCTAATTCGTTGAAATGATCCGGCATTCGTTCAATCCAGGTCAGATTGTTTCGGCCGACATCCTTGAAATGTACGTTGATCATTGGGCTGGTTTGAGGAGTTCGAGGACATCATCGCGCCAATAGCGGTGATGGCCCTTCGGGGTTTGCCGGGTCCGGATCCGGCAGGCCACGCGATACGTCCGGAGAGTGTCCTTGCCGCACCCCAGCAATTGCCGGGCTTCCTTCGGCGAAAGCCAAATCCGAAAGCCGTCAACGAAAAGCTGGAGGCGCGAGTTCACTTCCCCTCCTTGTGCCTCTTCTCTTTCAATGTCCGGCCGCAGTACGGGCAGAAGTTCATTCCGTTTGCCACGGGGGAATCCTCTATCACTATGAACTTCTCATTGCACCCGGTGTCCCAGTTGCCGTCCTCGTCCTCGGTCCAGGTACAGGGTCTTTTGCTGTATTTGATGGCCGCGTCCCAGTTCATTGCAATGACAACTGGCGGTTCGAACCATCAAACGCGCAGAACTCAATTTCCAATGGGCCTGAGCATGGGACTGTATAAGGCCAGCGCAGCGCCGTTCCATTCACAGTGATCATGTCCACACCGGCACATGCCAGCTTGCAATCCACTCGTTCGATTGAGACTGCTGTACCAGGGCCGATCGGCTTAGGATCAGGATTGGGATTGGGACCAGGATCGGGATTCCCACCGGCTACTCGCTCGAATTGAATCGTGCTGGATGATTGATTGCCTGCTGGATCGCGTGCCTCGACCTTGACGATATGAACACCCGGATTCCTGAATTCCAAGAAGGTCCCCGTCTGCCATTTGCCGACCTGTCCGTTGATGGTCAGACGGTATTGGATGTCGTTGTAGAACTTACGGCTGGTGTACTTCTGATCCGCCGCCAACCATCGAATGCGTGTGACGGGTCGAGGGTCTATCCCTGCCCTGGGATATTCACACCATACGATGTGGGGCGCCTCGGTATCGGGTACAACTGCGGCTGATCCCAACGCCTGCGCGATGGTGTTCCAATTCGGATTATTGATCAGGGACGGCTTGCCGCCATAAACGCCCGCCTGCGCGGGATTACCCCAGATGTCATAGGTCTCGCTCGTCACGCTCGTTGAATACCGGTGCCGGTCGAGTGCCCGGACAAAGAGCCAATCACCAATCCGCCAGGCCTCGCTGTGAGCTGGTGTCTGGATCTTCGCCCGCGGTCCGTCACTGATCGCCCACGCAAGTGTTGAATTAGCGCAACCCAGTGGCTTCAGGGTGTCCTGTAAATCGACCTCCGTGTACTGCGCCGAGTAACCCGTGGGATCGCCGTAATGATGGTACGAGCGATTATCGTAGAAGATGTGTTTGGCACCTCCGCCGCCGATTGTTTGCACGACATTCCACGCCTGCAGCTCGACCGCTTCATTCCATGATTTCATGAAGTCCTCGCTGTCCCTGAATCGCAGCAACGGAATCCCGTTGTCCCTCCACGATCCACGTGCGCCGTACCACGCAGAGAATTGATAAACGCCCGCTTCGGTGTTCCAGATTTCAGGCCCGAGATTCAGCGAGACGAATTGCTGCGAGCGGAATGAAGCATCCTCATACAAATGAACCGACAGCGCCTTGATTCGGGACTGAGTTTCCGGGGGCAACAAGTTCCAGATTTGCGCCAGTTCGTTGGTCTGATTCACACCGGACCCTGCGATCAGATTCGCAGACTCAGGCATCAGGGCGACTGCCTGGCGAACCATCTCGCAGTAGAAGTTATAGGTCTGCCCAGTGGGCTTCGGGATTGACCCGTCCAGGTTGGGCTCATTGGCAACTTCCCACCAATCCACCTTGCCCGCGTAATGCTTGGCGGTCTCGGATGCGTAACTCGCGAAGCGCTCGATAGCAGGCGAATTGACATACAAGGGTGAGACCTGGATTGCGCTGCCTCGCGGGCCCGTGACGGTTCCCCCTGGATTGAAAGTCCCGGTAACATTGGTCATCTGCAGGGCCGGGCCTGTGATGCTTTGAGGAGACGCGACCCAACTGATGTAACCTGTGCCCGTTGCATGTGAGACCCGTTCGCCAGGCGCGAAGGTCCCCAGCACATTGGTCATTGTCAGATACCAGCGATTAGCCCAGGCCGCCCTCGACTGATACAGCGTCCCGAGCATCGTCTGGCCGGATTGCAGCGCCATGTCCACATCGGTTTCCTCCCATACCCACACACCATCAGACGGCTCTATGAAGGCCCACCGGAACAGCGCAGCCGGTGATAGCGCCCGGTTCCAGCCATAAACCCTGGACGCCATCTGGTTGTTGTACCACCACTGCTCAGCATGAGCGCCCATGTAGGGATTGGGCTTCTCGTTGCGCAACCGGCAGAAGTACAGCTCGGCTTCCACTCCGTTGGTCAGCCATGCGACTGCTCTCAATGGTCCATAGGGACAATTTGATGGCAGGGTGAATTGCCCTGGCACAGCCATCGATCCGGAATGAATCCGGCGAAAGTCCGCATCGTACACCTCCACATTCGCCTGGCCTGGACTTCCGAAGACATCGAGGACGGGGACGCCTTGATATCGTCCGCCAAGCGCTGTGTTCTCAAGTCCGATCTCGACCGGGACATTCGTGCCTCGCGCGGGACCTTCGTCCAGCCGGACATCGTCCACAAACATCGTGCAAGGATTCGGGATGCCGATGTTCGGGAACTTGATGTTCACATAGTATTGAGCGGGCGCCGGATAACCCCAGAGCACGCCACTCACTGAGATCGTCTGCCAGTTGGTGGTCAGGGTCACCTGGGCGCTCGTGTAGTTGGTCTGCGGCGCCAGGTTGTAGCCCTCAGGCACGGTCACTGCGGGCAGGATCGATCCCTGGATCTTGCCGCCTGCCGGTTCGCTGCGCGCGCGGAAGCTGAGTGTGTGGCGTTTGTTGGAAGCTGGATAGAACCCTTGAGACAACAACTCCGGACCGCCTGCTGCCGTCGAGGTGCATGGCTGCGGCCTGTATTTGATCTCATGACCAGTCCACAGGTCTCGCATCGCCATGTATTTGGACTCGTTGCTGTAAAAACTCCACCCACCTGTGCCGACCTCGAATGATCCGTTATACAAGTAATTACCAACCCTCGGCGCTGATGTGTCCTCGACGCGATTGGTGGGCCAGAACTGCGCGTAATCATCCATCGTGACGATGATGTTGGTTCGCGTCGTCAGGTAGATGGCGACGATCGATCCAGGCGAAATCACCGTTGGCTTGGACAACTTGAGGTGCAGGACGTTGGTCGCCACTGGGATGCTCATCGATGACAGGATGGTCCAGTATTGGTTCTCGTCCCGGTCGTTGGCATATCCACGGCCGACAGACCCGCCAGCATCCGCCTCGATCAACAGGTTGGTGGCGCTGCCATACGCCATCACTTTGACGTAGGGGTAAAACAATCCCGCCGGGAAATCATTGGTGATCCAGGCCTCGCCGGTTAATGCCGACGAATTCTGAATCCGCGCGATGCCGCTCGGGCACGTGGCCTCCCCGGTCCACCAGAACCAGCCAGGACTATCCCCGATCCCAGTCTCGGTTGAATAAATGATGATGTCGGTGTGATCGCTCGTCTGCGCCAGGGCGACCGACAAACAAAAAAGGGCAGCTAAAACAAGTTGTTTCATAGTCGTTTCTGGACGGATTCCATAATCGGTACGTACCTAATCCCGCCATCCTCTGCCAGAGGCGTCCCTGGGGCGTATTGCATCCAGCCTCTGCCAATCGCTTTGATGCACAGGGGTCGCGCGTCGGGCATTCGCGGCAACACTGGCAGTTTGGCAAGTTCCGCCCGTTCTTCGTCGGTTATGTATTTCCTGCTGCTGTAGCTCATAAATCAATACGTTCCTCCTCCCGTAACCAACAGCGACTCGGCGCTGATGTATTGAAGGTCAGCCAGGGCCATATACCGGACCAGATCGGCAAAATCCTTGCAGCCACCCTTGGGACCTCCCCGCGCGGTATAGGTCTGGAACATCCAGATCACTTGCTCGCACGTCACGCAAACGAAGAGCTTCGGCTCGTTGAGGCCAGGCACCATGCCGTTGGGGTCCAAGGGATCCCAGTCGAGCAGCTCGTTGACCTCGGCCAGGCCTGTGCCGATCTGCGCATTCTCGCCAGTCCCGACCTGGCGTCCGCCGTAGGCTGGCTCGAGGATCATCGGTTCGATCACCACGCCACCGGGTGCCACGATGCGCTCGGCGAACAGGTCCACGACGGTCTTGGCCCCCTGCTCCTGGGCGTGCTCGCTCCCGGCGGCGCGAGGGTCCACGCGGCGGCTGAGTACCTCCTCGCGTATCGGTTCGGCCAGGCCAGAGCGAACCTCGCGGACATCTTCTGGATCCCAGCGGTGGGACCGGTCCGACTTGTCAGACTGGTCTGACCTGTTGGACTTCCTGGCACTGGCCATCAGCCTGTCCGACAGCCTGCGCCTATAGGGATCCTTCTCCGCCCAGTCGCCCTGGGCATTGATCTGGAGGGTCAGACTTTCTTCCGCCAGGAACAGCTCCTTGTAGCCGGTGACACCCATGCCGTCGCTTTGTTGGGCCATGCCAGCGCGCCCATCCGGTTCCTCCTCTCGATCGCTTGGCACGGCCCAATCACCAAAGCGGGCTTTGTCCGGCCAATCCCGGTAGATGAAATGGTAGCCGCGCGGATCGACTCGGACCCAGAGCGTCGCCCAGCGTCGGGCGCCAGCGGGATCGGTGAACATATAGTTCGTCCCCTCGGCCGGCAGATGCTCGGGCTTGATGATGTGCACCGCGCCGAACTTCGGAAACGCCCGGTGCCGGATATCGATCGCCCAGCCGTATGAATCCCGCATGATAACAGCCTCAGGCTTCGAGCGGATCTCAGCGGCGTGATCCGCGTAGCGGGCGAAGGGATTGTCCTTGCGAAAGAAGAAAACCGCGCGCGTCCGCGGACGGCTGCATTCGACCACGGTGGGCATGTGGCCCGGTTTGCAGCCAGGGACAAAAACGCGGTCGTGCGGCAGCAGCTCGGCGGCCTCCTGTTGGAGGACAGAAGGGCTCCCGAGCATCTCCTTGATAGTGGCTGTGATCCCTTCCAAGGGGGAGAAGGTCCACAGGCCGCACGACTGCAAATCCTGGCTTCGGGTTTCGGCGGTCTCGAGCCATAGGAGCGGCATATTCTCATCCGCCCACCAGCCCATGTTCGGCAATGGAATTTCCCGGTCCTCCGACACTTTGAGCGCGACCTGCTTGTGGCTCTCGGCACCCAGTTTCCACCCCTGGTAATGCTGCGGATCCTGAATGAAGCTCAGAAATTGAATGATGGTGGGCGGCTCAGTGGGCATCACCAGGAGATTGTCCGAGAACCCGCGTCCCTCGGCGTACTTGAGCTTGAACTCGCGGGATTCCTTGGCGTTGAGATTCACTCGCCAGGCCCGCGGCAGATATTTCCAGATCGCGGGCTGCTGGATGTTCTGTGAGGATTTCTCGGTCTCACCCAGTACCCAGCGGCGCCCGCCAGGATACGCCAGGCACGACTTGACGAAGAGCCAGGCGGCGCACTCGGTCTTTGAGGCCCGCTTGCCGCCGCCATTGTAAACCGTGCGCGCGCGCTGGAACTGCTCGACCAGCGTGTACCACGGCTCGAGGACGAATCCGTGGGTGAGCGGTTCGCCGGTTCGTTCGTCGGCCGCCTCAACCGCCGCCCGGTGCATCGCGAAGGCATGGGAGACGTGATGCAACCCGTACTGGAGCGGCTGACGCATGGCCGCGGCAATTTCCTGAGCCGTGGGCAGGCGCAACAGCGGATGCGGCGGGGGCGCATGTTCCACGAGGAACTTTCGCGCCTGCTCCAGGAGCCAGGCGTCGGTAGTGACTGGAGGGGCGGCGGTCATTCTGGCGGTTTCTCTTTGTGCGCGGCAAACCACTCGAACTGCTTCGCCCAGGAACCGCGGGCGAGTTCGATGTTCTCGTAGATTGCCTTGTGGGCCCCGAGAATATCGAAGTCGAGCGATGGAGCGATCAGGTCGGCGTAGGTGGCACAGTTCAGGTGATCGAAGCTCTCGATCTGGGCTTGCGTGAATTCCTGCCCGCCGAAGGCGTGCCAGGCCATCGCCAGGGTGTCGTAGAAGTGATGGGTGACGGCGCCGTTCTTGCGCTCGGGCTGCCATTGCTGAAGCACGGATTCGAGTTGGGGCTCAAAGGGCTCCTGGGGGAAGCGACCGCGATATTTCTCCTCGGATTGACTGAAGGCGACCGGGTCAATCCGCATCAGGCAGGTGTGGAGCCGTTCGCGGTACTGGGTGAGGGTCCACGGCTCGAAGAAACTGGGGACACGCACTCCCGCCAGCGCGGAACCATCCGGGCGATGCTCGAATCGCCTCCAAAACACAATATCGGTATCGCAAATCCAGAAAGGTTCCTCCTTCATCGCGATCATGTCCCTGACCCATAAATCATGGGTGGACATGAAATACTCATCATACACCTCAGCTCCCACTGCTACAGCAGCCCTGGAGATTTCCTCCTGGCAACAGGCGTTGTCCCCAGAGAAGCAAGCATAAACCGGCGCATCCGGAAACCCCACCCGCAGGGTGCGAAACACCAGGGTAGCGGCCGGCAGCAATTCCGGCTTGCGGCAGGTCACCAGGATATGGACGGGCTCGGCACTCATCAAAATAGCCACCAGACAAACAACCCTATTGCCACCACGTAAAAGACCGCGGCAAATACCAGGTCGCGCGCCGTGAAATCATTCCCGTTCTTTTCCATATTGATTTTGGCTATTCAAGGGGGATGAAGTCCGAGTCATGGGCGCCACACCTGCCACACTCCAGGCGAGCCAGATCCGCCCCAGGCTCCACTGAACCATCATCCTCATCGCCGCAAAGCCGACACCGGCACTTGCCCACCGTGAAGCCTTCGGCACGGTAATAGCGATGGGCCGCTTCCACGTCGCGCCAGAGGCGTGACTGAAATTTCGCGAGGTGTTTACTCATCGAAGAGCATCCACGATTCCAATGAACAGGTCGTCCTTGACCCTTTGAGATACAGGCAATTCATCATACGGCAGGAAGCAAGGATGCTCCTTCTTCTCGGGATCCTTCACCGGGCCGTATTTCCAGCCAGTCGCTTTCTTTTCTTTCAACCACTCCTCATGACTTTGACTTGGCGAACTGCCTGGATGTGATAGGTGAAATTCGACGCCTTTTACCGCACTTGTCCTTTGCCATTCTGGAGCAGATTCCCAAACGGGTTGCGATTGATCCCCGAGAGTCTCGCAATAGGCTCGATTGGCTTCGTGGCATACTTTCGCAATTTCTTCTGGTTTCATATTCTTAACATTCATAACAACAACGGTTGCTTGACGTTCTTCAAGGTCTCCACGATGGCAGTCATGGCCGCGATCTCCCGGTCTGCTTTCAATTGATTCATCCGGCCTTCGCTCACCCATTTCGGGTAAAAGTTCTTCCGCTTCTCCAGTTCGCGCTCGGCGCAGCGAACTTGTTCCTCGAGCGGAATCTGTGTCACCGCCTCGCTCATAATTCATAATTCGCTTTCTGCCTCGGCCTCGAGTTCTGCCTCCTGGTTGATCGCCGTGACCCGCCGGCCAGCCTCCACCGCCCCGGTGTTAGCGTGGCGATCCAGAAACCGGAAGGTCGGCCGGTGAAAGGTCAGCTCCACCCCGCCCGTGGGGCCGTTGCGCTGCTTCACCATCTCGAGGTTGACCAGCCAGGTCTCTTCCCTGGCTTCCCTGGCTTCGGGGCTCTCTGATTCGTCCGACGGGTCGGACTTGTCTGACTTGTCGGACCGCCGATCGCGGTAAAGGATCCCGATGTTGTCCGCCATCTGCTCGAGGTAACCGCTCTCGCGGAGGTCGCTCTTCATTGGGCGGCGCTTCTTGCTCTTGGCCATTTCGCGCTGCCCTTCCCGATTGAGTTGGGAGAGCACCAGGACTGGCACGTCGAGCGTGAGAGCAAGCCAGCGGCAGGCGCTCATCAGCAGTTTGCCCTCGAGCTTCATGTCGCCGCGGGCCTCGGGCGCGTAGCATTCGTGAAGGTGATCGAGCATCAGGATCCGGCAGCCGAATTGCTTCACCAGGCGCCGGCCGCGGACCCGGATGTTGAGCGGGGTCAATTCGCCTCGGTCATCGATGTAGATCGGGGCGGGTGTTAGGCGTCCCGCGCTGCGCACGAGCGCTTGCAGGTCCAGATCGCTCGCGTAGCCGGAATGGACTTTCTTGCCGTTGACGCGGCCCTCGATGCAGAGCAGGCGCATGGTCAATTCGTTGCGGCCGCTCTCGGCGCTCAGGATGCCCACGGGCGCGCCCTGGTTGACGGCGATGTGATCCGCGATGTTCAGCATGAGGCTGGTCTTACCCACGCTCGATTCGCCACCGAGCAGGGTGAGTTCGCGGGGTTTATAGCCTGTGGTGAGTTTGTTGTAGTAGCCCCAGGGGGATTGCAAGCCAGTGGCAAGACCGTTGGTCCGGTGTTCGGTCGATAACTCGATTGTCCTCAGCACCCCGGGAATGAGATCGCCGATCCGGCTGGGGCCGTGGTTCGCGCTGGCGCCCTGGTCGCTGAGCGCGATGACCTCGCCCTCGAATTGGGTGATCAGTTCCCCGGCATCGGTGGCGGTGGCGGCCCGGCCCAGGTGGGCGCCGGCTATTTGAAGGCTTTGGCGGATCCGCCATTTGCCCGCGACCTCGTCCAGGTAAAGCCCGATCTGGGCGGGGCACGGGCTGGCATCTTCTAACTCCGAGACGTAGCTAATGCCGCCGACGTCATCGAGCTGGCGCAGATCGCGCAACCGGGTGACGAGCAGGACGAGGTCCGGCCGGCGATTCTCGGCGTCGAGCGCGAGCATCGCCTGGTAAATGGTCCGGTGCTTGAGATCGTAGAACTGGCAGCCGGCCTCGGTGGCATCGGTGCAGGCCAGCTTCTCCTGGGCCAGGCCCATGGCGGTCTCGAAGGCGTCGCCGGGATCGCCCGCGGCCTGGAGCAGGCTGCCTAACACCCCGCGTTCGGCTTCGGGCGCGTGGGGGGGGAGGTTGGATTCGGGGTTCATTTCCGGAAGCATTCCCAGTCGCATTCGATGATGCCGCCGCCCTGCCGGGCCCGGTTGACGATCGGTTCGCCCAGGAACTCGGCGAAACCGGCGTGGCTGTCGTTCGAGATGAGGACGGTGTCGCGTTTGGCATGGTACCGGTCGCTGACGAGTTCGCGCAGGAATCGTGAGCTGGCGTCGCTCTCGGCGCTGGCCGAGCAGTCGTCGAACACGAGCAGGCTCGGCGCCGCGAATTGGTCGATGACCTCGCGCCTCGACCGGGCCGAGGCCGGTCTCAAGCCCTCTTCCATCGCCAGGCAGGCCCGGTAAAGGCTCGAGTACCGGGCCGATCGCAGACGCCAGATGGCCAGCAGCATCAGGCCGGCCGCGAGCACGGTCTTGCCGGAGCCATGGTACCCCGCCAGCCCGACGACGACGCCGGTGTCCCGCTCGGCTCGTCCCTCAATCCGGAGCCGCGCCACGTTGTAGGCGGCGTCCCACGCGGCGTGGCCGCTGGGATTGGGATCGAGATACGCCGGTTTCCCTAACACTTTGGAGCGGAATCTCCACCACTCCTTCGCCGAGCGCGGAATATCCGCCTCGAAGTGAAGGTCCATCCGTTTCATGCGTCGTTGCGAGCGCGCAAATTCCTCGTCGGAGATGACGCGCGGCGGACCGCCCCAGGGATTCTGCTCGGGCCGATACACGGCGGGGGATTCATCGCCTGAAAGGTCTCTATTCATGCGTGTGTTAGTTGAGTTTTTTGAGCTCGGATTTCCGCTGCATTTCATGCGCAAACGCCTTGGACCCACCCCTCACGCCAGGAGGGGCTTTGCCATGTCCGCCCGACGCAGGCGTGCGTTCGCGGATCTTGGCCAGGACGAAGGAGGCGTGCCGCCGCAGCCGGGTGCGGTCGATGCCCTTCCATCGGTCGGCCGGGGTCTTGCGCTCCTGGTTGTCCCACTCCGCCTCGAGCTGGACCAGGGTCATGCCCTCCATCTGGGCCGCGGCCTGCCACTCCTGGTGGCTCGGCCATTCGGCGTAGCTGTGGTGTCCGTTTTGATACTCGGACTCCGCAGAATCCGGAGAGTCTGAGCGAGCTTCAGAAACGGGCGCGGGCTTGGAGGTCGCCAAGGCTGCGGTGGCGCCTCCCACCGTACCCTGTGGTACCACTACCCGCGCCTTTTCTTCTTCTGAAGTTGAATCTGAATATGAAGGTGAAATATGAAGAGGGTTGTTACCGGGGCGTTTCAAAGGCGTTACAGAATCAGTTGTTAAATCAGGAGTTACCTCATCGTTACGCCGGTGTTTCTCAACTCTTTGTTTCGTGCTAACACGTTGAGCGTGTTCGCGTTGCATCCTTCTATTGATGACAGTTACTTGAGTGTTACATCGGAGAATGTTTGCGGTGTCTGTTGCTTCCAATTCCTTTAAAGCGGAACGCATTTGGGGGGAAGAACAGCGAGCCAGACGGGCAAGTTGCGATTCACTTCCTGTTATAAATCCGGTACGGGACATGTCGTGCATGCGGCAAAGCAGATCGATCCAGATACCACGAGTGGCCGGTGAGCACTTCGATAAAGCGCCGTCTCTGAGCCAGTCCCCGTAGTAGAGTTGGAAGAAGGGCAGCTTCACCTTTTGTGTATCGTGTGCGATGGGATCCAGGACATCGATAAAGCCCCTAACCGATTGTGGCTGCGCTGACCGGGTCGCCGTTGCGGAAGGCGGCGTAACGACTGGCAACAGTGCTTTTCTTTGGGCGTTTTTTGAGCGCCAGCGAAACAGGGCCAAGCCTGGGCGGTGGCAGGTTGGCATCGTTGATGATGATCGTCTCGAGGGCACTGGCCTGGCGGTGCAGTTGCGCGATCTCCTGCTTCAGTTGGTTGATTAATTGAGGACTCATTGGTTTTTGTTTCCCTTTTTGTGGTGTTAGCTACCAGCGTCCCGGCCAGCGGGGACCACGCGCCCCCGCTTCGGGCCGGTCCGGATTCCCAAGAAATTCCCAGGCCGCGCCCTCGGGCGACGGCCTCGCCAGGATCCGCATCCCCTGGCGAAAGAGCCGGCCATCCTTCACCCGCACGGTGATTGGAGTGGTGGAGTGGCCATTATTTTCAGGGCGGCAATGAATGACCCGCGAGTTCGGGAAGTTCCAGGCAGTGACCCGCAGCACCTCGGCAGGCGAAAGCGGCGGGGTCGCCAGCGCGTCGGAGACCTCCGGTCGGGATTCAACACCGTTTTGAGGCAACTGGCGCAGGGCAATGGCGCTGGCGGCTTTTTCGGTCCAGCAAACCCGGTGGCCACGAACCTGCCAATCGGCGCCACGAATAAAGGAAAGCCTGGCTGCCCGGAGATCGGTGCGGTTCAGACCCAGGGAGGCCGAGAGCTGTTCCTCGGCCACGACAAAGAGGGAATTTTGGGTAGAGTTTTCCGGCTCGGAGTCATCACCAGAAGTAGGGGGCACTTGATCCATAAGTTATTCGACCTGATCAATCGTCTATCCGAAGGGGCGCGGCGGGCGCGATCCCCCCCCCCGGTAGGGTCGCCAGGGCGGCGGGCGGCGGGTGGGCCACCGTAGCAAATCCCGTAGCAATCAGGTCAAGTGGTTTGTCATTCAACAACTTGCGCACGTCACCATTTGATTGCGTATCAATTGGCAGGATCGGCGCAAAGACCTCCCGAAGCTTCCGGTTGTATTCCTCGACCACATCGGCGGCCGGCGCGCCTATTCTTTGTTCTGTAATCTGGGTCGCCTGACCGGTCACCAGTTGCAGTTTCTCGGTGGCAATCCCCATCGCCACACCGAGCGAGCGAACGGCGCCGGCCGTCTCGAGGTTCCAATCACCATCATCAATCAGCCGGTGAAGCTCGAGCGCCGAGGATTCGGCCACCCGGCCCAGAGCGTAGGCCAACCGTTGCTGGAGCCCTGGCACCCGGCCTGACCTTTCAAGTTGTTCCATCACCGGGCCGATCGTGTTCCGGCTGCAACCGACCCGGCGGGCGGTCTCGAGATCGGATAGCCCGGCCAGTTTGCACGCCGCGATCGCCAGCACCCGGGCGTCGTCCCTGGTGGTGATCGCCGCGGTATGCGTCAGCCTGGCGGCCGCCTTGCCTAACCCCAAGTCGATTGGAATGTCGGCCAAATCGAAAAGCAATGGCTGCGCTGCAATGGCATCGGCGGCGCTAAAAACGGCATCGGCGATGGATGATGTCTTTCGCATCTTTAGGTGCTGATCTCGAATTTCTTGCCGACCGCTACCGGGAAAGTCGTCCGCCAGCGGTCGAGAGCCGTCTCGATATCAGTGAGTGGAATCCGGATATCGCCGCCTGGCATCTTGACGTGCTTGGGGAATTCCTCGATGTGACTCCGCACCCAACCGGAGTGGACCGACAGCATATCGGCAACATCAGCGATTGAGAAAAGCCGGACGACGCCGGAGCCGGGCGTACGGATCTGAATAACGCAGCCACCCCGGCGGGCGGTGTCAAGAGCATGGGTCAATTCCCAGGGAGTAGGAGAATCGTCTTTCATGGAAACGTAACCAAATTGCTACGGCGAACTACTGATACGCAAACAGAAAGTTTGATATCATCAAAAATGCACGAAACCGGATTGTGCAATTCACTAGTATTAGGTAGTCAAACTGTAGCCTTCAGCAGATCGCCACATAAAATAGCCACTTGGCATAAAACCGAATTAACTACTTATTAATGAGAATTAATTGGAGTATGCGCAAGCGCTTGCGTATTGTCTCTTGTAGTCAGAAGTAGTTACAAACAAAACGGCCAGTTGAGACCGCGCTAACGGTTCAACCGGCCTAACCAAAAACGAAAGGTGAGTTTCGTATGATGGCTAGTCTTCAAAGTGTACCGGGAGCGCTGCCCGGTCAAATGCAGTTCAATCTTGGGCCGGCCATTGAGGCCGCCTGTCAGCAGGGCCGGCGCCAGGCCAGGAAATCGGCGCCGGGCCGGTGGCGCCTGGCCTCGATGCACGACGGACCGGTGATCGATCTCAAGAAACTCGATCAGCCCGAAAGTGTCGCCGACTATTGGGCCACCCATATTGCACCCGATCCCGAGGTGTCAACCGAGGTTGAAAGCCTGTTTGCCATTTGTCTCACTGTCCGCTTTCAGCCGATCGGCCATTTCCGGGTCGCCGAGGGTCTCTTAAGTGAAATCCTGTGCCACCCGCGTGAGGTCTTCCGGGGCGCGATCGTCGCCGCGGCTCATTCGATTGTGGTTGTCCACAATCATCCATCAGGCGATCCCACGCCGAGCGATTCGGATATATCAGCCACCCGCGAGCTGATCAAATGCGGCAAGCTATTAAAGATTCAGGTATTGGATCATATCATCATTGGCCGCCCGGCGCCTGGCCGCGCCAGGCATTATACAAGCTTGCGTGAATTGGGCTATTTCTACTGCTAACACCCATGCGCGATTTCTTCTCAAAACCCGAATCCGTGGCCGAGCAAAAAGAGCGATTGCGCCACGAGAGCGAACGGCGCCGGATCGCCGAGGCGATCGCCCGGCGCCTGGCCGCCCCGATCGGCGGCCGGCCGGTCGATACCACCGGCGATCTATTCGACCAGGCGGCGGCCGAGGCGCCGCTATTCGCCACCCTTTCACCTGGGCAAAAACAATTGACAATGCGCAAGCGCTTGCGCTAAACACCTCCGATGCCTAAAAGCAAGCATAATCTCAACAAGAATCCCGCCGCGGTTCAACTGGGCCGCCTGGGCGGCGCCGCCGGCCGCGGCGCGCGCAAGGCCAGGCCGAGCGAGAGCGCCCGCCGGGCCGCCCAAATCCGATGGAACGGCAACGGCAATCAGCAAAAACCATGACGCAGACATTCAAATTCGAGGGCAGAGAGCGCCGGATATTCAAACGCGGGGGCAACTGGTCTTTGCGCCTTTATGTGGACGGCAAAGACCGGTGGATCAGTCTCAAGACTGGCATCTTGGGCAGCGCCATCGAGGCCGCCAAGAATATCATCAAGGCGCACCGGGAGACGCGCGCCGAGGACTTTGCCGCCGCCCTGGGCCAGCGGCCGCGGGGCGAGATCACGGTCGGCAATATCGTAGCCGCCTTTAACGCGGCACCCCTGGCCATCGCCCGGGGCAGCCGGGCCGGTTATCTATGGGCGTTACGTAGCATCATTGAGACGGTGCACGGCAAGGAGCCGGCCTGGACCGATCACCCGCTCTCGATTCTCAACGGCGATCTCATCTTTAAGTATCGCAAAGGGATCATGGCCACGGCCCTGGCGGCCGGCGCCGGGGCCGCCGCTCTCGAGCGCGCCAAGCGCAGCGCCAATAGCGCCCTGCGCCAGGCCCGTTCGATATTCTCGGAGCATTTGATGGAACACTACCGGATCGAGGCCGGGCTCTCATTGCCGGCCGGCTTGAGCGGGTTCCGCTCGGCGCCAGGCTTCCGCGGGGCGGTCAAGACAGATTATCAACCGCCCGATGACGCCCTGATTCAAAAGACGCTTGGCGAACTCGAGGCCACCCGCGAGTTGCACCCCGACCGCTACCTGGCCTGCTGGTTGTCGCTCGGGTTCGGGCTGCGCAAATCCGAGGTGTCGGCGTTGAAAGGCGATAGCTTCTTCGAGATCAATGGCCGGCCGCACGTCGAATTGCGCTCCGTGACCGTGATTGGCGGCGAGTGCGATCTAACCAAAAACGGCACCCAGGCACCGCGGGTGCCGGTGGCCAACGACGCCTGGCGCCGGATCGGCCCCATGATCGAGCATATCCCGGCCGGCCACTATCTGATAGCGGGCACCATGACCTATCGCACAGAGGGGATGTTCCGCGAGATCAATGACTGGTTGCGGGCTCTCGGTTGGAAGACCCAGAAAGGCTTTCATGAGTTGCGCGCCTATGCCGGGTGCCAGGTGGCCCTGCGATCGGGCCTCCTCGAGGCCAGCAAATGGCTGCGGCACGAGAGCGTCACGACGACCCAGGCAGCCTACGGCCGCTATCTCAAGATCCAGGTTACCGACGCGCCGATGTCCCTGGCGCCACCCACGGATCAGTCCGGCGGCGGGGCGGGCCGGATCCTGGCGGCGGGCGCAGCCCTGATGATCGGGGCGGTGGCGGTATGCTCCTAGAATCAGTTGTTCAGTGTATTGTTCAATCAGTTGTTTATAAACGCCAATTTAGCGCCATGACTGCTACGGAAACTGCTACGGTCTGCATAAAAACGAGACCATACTAAAGCGTACTGGAGTGGTACGGTTTGATAAACTTTGGTACACGGCAAAAGTGAACCAATTGACTGATAACAAGGCACTTGGAAACGTAAATAGCTTGGCACCAGTAAGTTAAAACCACTTAACAACGTGTCAGGACGATAAACTCTTAATCAGTTGGTTGACGGTTCGAGTCCGTCCCGGGGCACTTCTAGATCAACGAGTTATGAAAGATTGGAAAAAGTCTGCTACGGAAACTGCTACGGTCGCCGCCGGTGCCGACCCTTCACCTAACACTAGCGGACAGACGACGGCCGCGGGCCTTGCTACGGTCGATGCTAACACACCTAAAAAGCGAATCGACTGGCTGGAATTATGCCTCTGGATCGGTACTCTCTCCTGGGCCGGCGCCGTCTTATGGCTCTTCCATCGGCTCGGGCCGGAGTTCGATGATCGTCCCTGGCTCGAGATCGCGCTCGTAGGCGGAGCGCTCCTAAGCTATTTCGTGTGGACCTTTATTTGGGTCGAGAGCAACAAGCCACCCAAGCGCACCCGCTAGCGAACCTTGAGCCGTTTCCCCATTTCCGTGATCCGCTCAGCCCGGCGCGCGGCCGTCCGATACCTGGCCTGCCGGCTCTCGAGATTTGGATCCTTGTTAGCCCGATCGAGGAGATCCTTGATTTGTTCGTGGGCCGGCTGCAAGGCATGCCAGTAGGCTTTCTCTTTCGCGGTGAGCGGATGCGTCTTCGAACGGGATCGCATCCCTATGAAAGAGTAGTCGTCGAAAAAGTCGGCAATGAATTGATTATTCTGGCTGTAGCCGCCACCCCGCCGGAACAACCGGCCAACGATCGGCCAGTCGGCCGGCTCCGGCTCGCGGCCTGGCTTGTCGCTGGCCAGGTCCCGGACCGCGCCAGGCAGGGAAAGAATATCGGTCGCAAGGCCGCCACCCAGTTGTTGCGCCAGGGCGTCAACCCGCTGCGGTGAGATCGTATTGGGCGCCAGGTCACCCAGGGCCGCAGCCGGAAGCGAGGTGTAGGGCCCGCGCTGCTCGCCTGGCGGCCGGCCGACCAGATTCGCGGGCACAATATTTCGATCAAAGAAAAAGCGCTTGTTGGCAAACTGCTCTCCCGCGGCGGTGAGAAGCGGCGGGGCACTTCCGGGCACCGTGGTCAAAAATAGATGATTGAACGCTTGCTTGGCGAACTCGGGATCGCGCTGGTGAAGTGTATCCATGAGGGCCTCGGGGATGACCTGGAACATATTCCCCCATTCGTGCGGGCGAGGCACTTTCACGATCACCCCGTTAGGCATTTCCACGTGAGTGTTGAGATAGCGCTCGCGCCAGGGCAGGCCGCGGTACCAATCCTTGTCCTTGTTGCGGTTCCAATTGGCCATCGTCCAGGCGGTGATCATCCCGCCGGCCATTGACATCTGGAGGGCCAGCTTTGCCCGTGACCGTTCCGGGCCGACCAGGCGATCGCGCTTAAAGGTCCGCGCAGTCCCTCGAAGACCTTGAACCGCGGCGCCGAAAAAGGGCGAGTACCGTTGCAAGGCCCGATAGGTGCCACTGCCCCCGCGCGCGGTGAAATCCGTGGTCACCCGCTTGGTGGCGATCGCCAATTGCAACGCTTGTTCCGCGGTGATCGGCTCGCCCGGTTTCCAGCCGAAGTGATCCAACCCCAGCTTGAGTTCAGCCAGTCGCGGGGCGTTCTCCACCGAGCCGATCAGATCCCGCAGCGTCTCAACCGGCGACATCGCCCGGCGAAAGAGCCGGCCCCGGAACAAGTGCCGGCTTTCGCGGCGCAAGGTCCGGATATCCCCGGCGTTGAAATTGGCCATCGGGGTGCCGAGGTCATTGAGCATCTTGAGGGTTTCGGAGCCCTTGCCCAGGCCCACCTCCTGGAACAGGCCCTTGAGATTCTCGCCCCAGGCCCCCATGTAAGCGGCCAGGATCTTGTCGGGGCGCCCGGTGAAATGCGATTGAACCAGCAGCGTTTGCAGATCACGCAACCCGTTGAAAATGGCGAACGGCACCCGCAGGCCGGTGGTGCCCAGCTTGAAGAGCCGGTTTGAGCCGGCGAAAATCTCGCCGATCGCGTGGCTATATTTCTTGAGCTGGGCGGGCGGGGTCTCGCTCAACACCTCGGCGATCTCCGGGTTGACCTGGTACCAGTCGGTCTCGCCTCCGACCGTCTTGCGGACCATCACCGAGTCCCAGCCCTTGGGCTTGTGTGCGTCGGTGAAATAGCTGACAAAGGCATCAGCAGGAACGCCCGTCAAATCGAGCCCCATCGCCTCGAGCTGCGATTTGATCTTGTCGATCGAGACATTGTTCGGCACCTGATCTTTGGGCACCTTCTCAACCAGCGACCCCATTCCGGGCGTATTCGCGGCCTCAAAAACCGTTTCAGTGACCAGATCGCGGTGGGCCTTGTCGATCAGGCCGCTGGCCACTTTCAGCGTCGATTCGTAGATATTGCGGATCCCGAGACCCGACCCCTCCATCTTATGCAGGCCGCCGCCGCCGCGGCCGGCCTCGCCGGCTCGGGCGAGGGCCTCGGGAATCTGGCGGGGCAATGGCACATATTCATGAGAATGCTGGCGGATGCGGTCAACCAGCTCGGCATTCGCGGGGCTCGCCTCCGCCACGTAATCGAGGATCCCGTCCCACCATTTGTAATAGCCTTGAGCGGCGCGGGCGAAGCGGGGATTCTCGAGCAGCGCCCGGTTGTGCTGGGCATCAGCCAGGCTCATGCCGGGGTTGACCGGCTCCGGCCGGCCCCAGCGCTCGATCGCGCGGCGCGCCCACAGATACACCGCGAATTGCTCGGCCTCGCCCGGTTTGATCGGCGCCAGGGCGTTCTTGAGCGATTCACCACCGGTGGCGCGGCCCCAGATATCGAGCATCCCGTCATTGACCATTGTCTGCAACACCTTGGGCGTTGCCCCGCGCTTGGCGGTATAGATCGCGAAGGGATCCTGGGTCACCGGCAATTTGGCGCCGGTCAACTCGCGGTGCGCCTCGCCAATCCGCTCAAGCGGGGTGGCCTCCTCAACAAACCCTTTCGTGCTCAGCGTCTCGCGGACCGATTGAAGCTTGCTCGCAAGCCAGCTTGAGGGCGGCGCCATCTGAGCCATGGCCCGCTCATAGGAGCCTTGTTCCCGCCAGAGATCCGTGGCCCGCTTGGCGGCCTGCATCGCCTCGGCAAACCCTGGCTTGCCGGCGAACACGACGTTCTCGAGCCATTGCGTGGCGTGGGGCGCCACGGTCCGGGCATCATCCAGGGTCAGCCAGTGCCGCAGTAATTCGGAAAAACCCTCGGAGGTGTAGCCGGCGTTCGGCTTCCGGCTGCCGTAAAGGGCCCGGCCCATCGCCACCAACTCGGCGCGCACATTCGGCGGGGTCGAGGTATGAAGGGGGGTGCCGGCCTTGCGGAACATCCGGTGATCGATCGCATGGGCAATCTCGTGGGCGGCCGTGGTGATGTTGTCGGCGCTATTGAGCCGGATCACCTCGGCGCGCGGTTTGAAAATGCCGCGGGCGGTGCGGGCAGCCTTTCCCATCCGCCCCCAGCGGATCGGTGTGGGCGATCCGACCGTCCTCATCACCCTGGAGTAATAACCAAAAATCTCTGGAATGCTGATCCGTCCCGTCCCGGCCGCCGCCCGGTTCATCGCCACCGGGAACCGCGTGCCGCCAGTGACGGGTGTGGTCCCCGCCGGCAATGCCTGGGTCGCGGGCTCGGCTTGAATACTTTCACCGCCGCTGGTTGCGCCTGGCGCTGGTTCGCCCAGTTCAAGCTCACCGCCCGCGGCGCCACCGGAGAGCGGGGGCGGGGCTGTATAATCGGGCGGGGGCGCCTTGCCGCGAACGATATCGACCAGGTCCGGGTGCAGATGCCAGTTCTCCCAGCGGGCGCGTTCGGCGCGCAGGTGAGCCAGCTTGGCCTCGAGGGCCGCCGGGTTCTTGATATCGATCCCGTACCGGGCGGCCACCTCCGGCTTGCGTGCGGCGCCGAGGATCGCGCGGATATTCTCGGTGTACTCCGCCTGGATCCTCGAGGCCCTTGCGGCCTGGTCCTCCATCGCCCGGATCGCGGCGTCGTCCCGGCCGAAGATGTCGATCTGCTCGCCGCCACCGCCGCCCGGGGCGGAGGTCTTCTGGTCCATCGCGGCAACCCGCGCAATGTTCGCGGAATCCTGCGGGCTCTTGCCTTTCAGGGCGGCGCCAATGCCGACCCGTTGAACGGCGTCGTTCTCCGGGGCGACTAAGGCGATGGCTTCGGCGTGGTCGGGGCTGATCCTTTCGTTGATGAAGGCGTCCCACGTACTATCCGAGGCAGAGAATGCAATGGACGTAGCTTTCCCTGCTCTTTCGCCAAGAGATCGGCCTTGCGCCAGCGCAGCATCCTTGCCGTGTGTTGCTGCGAGGTTTCGGAAAAATTTCGCCTGGTCATAAATCGTCCCTTTGCCGTCAGCGATATTGATCTCGGCCGCTTTCGTCCGCGCGGCCGCTTCGCTCCATCCATCCGATTCCCGGATGATTTGCGCGCCCAGGTCGGCAACCGCGTCACGCTTGGCCTTGGCGACCCGATGATGACCGTTGGCGACGATATACCGCTCGGCCGGCCCGAGGCCATACTTCGCCTTGTCGAGCGGCTCCCACAAGAGCAAATTGCCGCCCTTGTACGGATCCCATTTGCCGGTAATGGCGTCCCGTTTGTTCTCCCCGGTCCGAACATCGTCCTGCTGTTTGAATTGCATCACGTCCGGGCGCGACACAATTTCACCGGTCGGCACCCGTCGAGCCACATGGCCCTCGAGTTCAGCCGGAGGTTCAACTGGAGGGGCGGGTGGCCTGGCCGCGGGCTCGGTCTGGGCTGGCTTGAAATCGATCTTCGCTGGCTCAGTGGGCGCCAACTTCATTTCCGCCTCGAACCCGCCAGTTGCAGGGACCGGGCGGGTGCGACTGAGGGCGTGCGTTGCGGCGCCGGCTGCCATTGCCCCGGTCAACAAGGCGCCGGTGGCCGCCTCGGCGGCACCCTGCATATCCCCGCGCTTGTAGGCTTCCTGGGCTGCGGGAACCTGCTGGAGGGCGCCGAGGGTCATATCCACCCCGAAAGCGCCACTCATCAGCTTGAGAATGCTCGGGGCCTGCGCAAGAGCGGCGCCGGCGCCAAATGTCAAAACCGATCCGGGTGATGCCAATACGTCGGCAACGTTCAGCGTTGCGTTGTAGGCGCCACCGGCAAGCTGCACGGGCAGGGAATCCTGCGGGCCGACCCGCAAGGTGCGAGTGTTGACCTTCTCGCTCGGCATGAACATGCCAGGGATCAATCCGAACCGGTCGATCCTGCTCGCCGCCTCACCCTTCATCGGCTCCCCGCCACGCCGGCCCAGCAATGCCTCGACCGGGGCGGAGTCCCGAGCCGCGGTCACTGCCCGGCCAAGAAATGGCTCAGCCTTCGGGATTCGCGGGGCAACCGTTGGCCAGTACCGATCCGGTAACGCAAGAGCCGCCTGGCTCTCTTTGGCCTCGGGTTCCGGTTCCGGCTCGAAGGCGATCTCCTCCTCGGGCTCGAAATCTATGGTCTCACTGGGCAAGTCGATAACCTTTCTTCAGGGCGACCTCGACCTGGCTGGCGGGAATCGTTCCCCGCTTGCCGTCAGGAGCGACCACCGTGACCCGTGCCTTGGCTGGTTCCGGGGTGGGTTCCATGGCCGATCCTGGCTGGGTCGTGACAGCACCAGCAACCTCGGCATCGGGCACCACGGGCGCCTCCTCGCCCCGGAGCGATTCGCGCAGGTCGCCAAACGCCGGACGAAAGTTCTGCGCGGGCACATCATCCCCGCGCAGGGATTGCCGCAGGTCGCCGAATGCCGCCTTGAGCGGCACCGGTTCCGCTGGTCCCGCCGGGGCTGGCGGGTTCAACAACATATTCAGGTCGTTGATCGCCTTCTCCATCTCGGAGATATCGCGCTGGTATTGCTCAGCCTCCGGACCCGTGACGCCTTCCGCTTGAGTTCGTAACTCGCGCAACTTCTCCGCGATCTCGGCCCGCGTCTTGATAACCGTTCCACGCTGGGCAGGTGTCAGGGTGGTAACTCCCTTGTCCTTGGGCAAAAGCTGGAATCCGCCCTTGCCCGTGGGAATCCCGAAACTGATGATGTTACCTTTCTCATCACGGATTGCCTGCGCCGTTGGAGTTTCACCACCCCCGATCTCATTCGGCAAAACTTGGAATGCGCCTGTTCCCCGCGAAAAAACCACCTTGCGCCCGGCCAGGTCCATCTCTTCCGGAACCCGGTCGCGCTCGCCCGCGCCGTACCGCTGCAAGGCGTTGATCATCGTATCGACATGCGGGCTGCCGGCCACCCCGGACTCGCCCGCATAGCGGGTCAGGGTTGCGGCATCAATCGAGGGAGGGGGTGCCGCAAAGGGAACCTGGACATTGGCCGGCCGATTAAAATGCCCGGCAATAAGCTGATTGTATCTGGCAAGCTTGCGGGCATCATCGGCCTTGAGCGCGGCCGCCTGCTGGCTCAATGCGAGCTGGGCCTCCGCCCGGCGATTGTCCGCCTCGTAATTGGCGATCTGCGCCTTGCGCACCTTGTCCGCCATGTACATCGCCGCGCCGCCGATCACCCCCTTGGCGGCACCCGTGCTCATGCTCGGCACCTTGGAGAGCTGCTCGCCGAACAGTTCGAGCGCCTGCGGATCGTCCTTCAGATACCGGCCGATCATTTCGGCGGTGGCGGTCGTTTGCTGGCGTTCCTCACGGTTGCGCCGCCAGTCCTGGAGGTTCTGGGCAAGGCGCGGGCCGACCTGCGAGAAGTATTCGCCGGCTTGAGCCTGTATTCCTGGGGCGTAAGGCATATAACGATGGGTTAGAGACTAGTGGGGATTTCCTTGTTCATCGTGGTTGTCGCGCCAGGTATGGCGGCGCAGCGTTGGAGAGACTTTGCGCATGTGCTCGTAGCCCCCGCAGATTGCCGCAACCAGGCAGCACATCTCGAGTCCGCAAAATCGCAGGATGTCCGCCATCTGCCTTTCGCTGGCTTCACTGGATTTCTCCCAGGCCACGCTGTCGGCGTACGCATTCGTGATGATGATGATGAGCGGGCGCAAATGGCTCCAATGCGCCAGGAAGAACGGGTGGGTGTAGAGATCCACCGCCTGGGCCAGGATCGCCAGAAAGCTTTCGGGCCCGCGCTGCTCGTCGATTTGATCGTCAATGTCATGGCAATATTTCGCCCATTTCTGGAGCCAATCCGCCGCGATCGCGTCGCCTTTAGTGACCTCTCCGATGGCAAGTTCAAACGTCAAGCCAGTTGCAAGTCGTGCGCGGCGCTGGTCACCACAAAGCCAGGCAGCCAATGCTCAATAGTCAGAAACGCAGCCCGGCTATGCGCGCTGGCCCCGTGGATCTGGCCGGCCCGGACCCGCATCGGACGGATCGGACCGATCGGACCAGTCGGACGGCTGCGGTCGTCCCGGCGCCAGGTCATCCGGCCCCACAACGGGATGAGATAGGCGTCCAAGTGCCGGTGGCGGTGGTCCGGGATCTCTGCCCCGCAAGGCGCGAGCCAGAGTTCCGCGCGCCAGCGACCCAGTCGCAACAGCGGGATGCCAGTGCAATGGAAAACGTGGTTCAAAAGCGGATCTTGCTCTGCAATGCGGAGCGGCCCAGGCCGCTCTTGCCTTGGACTTGATCGAGCACCGCGGCGTAATCGATCGCGCCGCCGCCGTAAAGTTTGTTTGCGCCGGAGGTCGCTGGCTGTGTGGGCTGGCCAGGAACAGGTTGAGCTTGGCCACCAATGCCGCCTTGGGTGATCAACTGCTGGATCGGAAGCTCCTCGCCCGTGCCGAGATCGCCGTTCGGGCCGGCCGTCATCCTGGCTTCAACAGCGGCGCGAAAATCCTGCAATTGTTTCTCTTCGGCCAACCGTTGCTGCCAGTTCCTCAGATTCGAGCCTAAGGCCATAAATAATCCTTAGAATGAGGCCAGCGAGGAATAGATGCCCGCCTGGGCATTGCCCTGGGCTATCTTCGAGGCCGCCTGCGCGTTGTAGTTGGTGTTGTAGAGATCCTGCGCGTAAGCGTTGTTGGGATCGAATCGGTCATAGACCGATTGGCTTTGCGCACCGAAACCCTGCCCTTGCCCGAGCAAGCCCGAGGCGGCGCCCGGTGTCGTGGCCGAACGACCGAGAATCGCCATGTAGGGATCGGTCTGGGTGGCGGCATTCACGCCGGCCATTTGCATGCCCCTGGACAGGTTCTCGCCGCGCCACCGGTTCGCAGCCTCGCTCTGCGCCAGGGTCTCGGCATAGGCATCGCTCGGGCCGTACCCCAGCCCGCGCGCTGCCTGGCCGGCGCGCGTGGATTGGTTGACCACGTTGCGCAGGCCACCTGGCAGGTTGTACCCAGCCTGGACATCGCTCGTGGTTTGCTGATTGAGAGAATCGAGCAGGGCGGTTGCCTCGGGATTGAGCGCCCGCATCGACTCCCGCACTTGCGGACCCAGCCTCCCCACATCCGCAATATCCGCCTCGCGCTGCGCTGCGCTTGCTTGCCGATCAAGCGCGGAGAGTTGCGGGCCAATCTGCTGAGTGTATGCATCGAGCAAACCGCGCTGTCCACCGCTGCCAAAGAGTGCGTTGTTGAAGGATTGCAGCTCGAGCTGGTCATACTTCGGACGATACTGCGATTCCATCGCGTACCGTTGCGGCGCCAACTCGATTTCTGCCTTGAGTGTGTCGAGGTATTCCTTCTCCAGATCGCGTTCGCCAGGATCCTCGTAAATGCCTTTAGTCAACGCCTTGGTGCCGCCCGTGACCGGTTTGAGTAGGAAGTCGAAGAAGCCCATGGAAAGTTAGGTGTGAGGTGTGAGGTGTGAGGTTTCAGGAGCCAGCGAGTCCGCTTGGGCGTCCCAATCGGGGTATAGGAGCATCCGAATGCGGGGGCTCACGGTGCGGCGGTGCTGGTATCCGCCAACCAGGCCGGCCACCAGGCACGCGATCTCGTTGATTTGGCCGGACCACACTTTGCTCGAGGGGAGAAGTCCATCCGGATCCATCTGGCTGGCATCCTGCCACGCGTTGATTGCAGCGTCGTGCAAGGGGATCAGATAAGCCGCGTGCTGGGCGAAGAAGGGATTGCGGGGCAAGACCACTAAAGTGAGGTGAGCCAGGTATCCGACTTCGACCGGGCCGTGATCGCCATCCTCGAGGTCATCCAGCATCCGGGCCACTTGCGCAATCAACCCGAGATAGGCCGCGGCTTGCTGATTCTCGCCCGCTGCAAGTGCAATGGCCTCACGCACGGCGGTCTGGTTCTGTTCGAGGTCGGCCTTGGTGCTCATGCGAAGACAGCGATCATGAGGTATTGGGGATCGTTGCGATTATTGCCCACAAGCGAGCGACAGCACACATCGAAGGATCCAGGAGATGGACTTAAGGTGGCCGGTGGGTCCGGATCCGCCCCGCCCACGTTGATAGAGCATACCTGGCTCTGCAAGTCAGCCTCGTCGTCGTAATAGCTACCCGTCACCTGGACGGCGTAGTTCTCGGTCAACATCGGGGTCTCAAAAAATATTCGGAAGTCGCCGTGGTCTCCAGAAGTGGTTCCCCTGGTACGGATAATGGCGGAGATATTCGAACTGCCCCGGATCGGATTGTTCGCCCAGTAAAAGAATGCGCGACCAGGCGTTGAGCTGGTGATATCCACCAACTGTGCTGTGTCGCCAGTGAGCGCCGCCGCTTTGGTCTTAAAGAGTCGGAACTGGGTGGAAGATCCCCCCAGCATGGAAACGTAGTAGGGCGTCCAGGCGGTGACTCCCGCGGCGGCCTGTGTCGGTACAAACCAGATGAATTCCCCGGTCTCGAGTCCAAGGGGCAGGGCGGTGCCTATGACGTTGGCATCCGCGTCCCAAAAGTTGGTGGCGACCGACGTCGAGGTTTCCGCGCCGTTGATATTGGCCCAGGCTTTCATTCCTCCAGCCTGCGCGACCAGGTCCTTGACCTTTAGCCGCACCTGCTGATTAGGGGCCGTCAGACTCACGTCCCTGACCAACACCTCGTCATTGTTGATATCGATCTCAGTGCCCGGATTCGATTTGGCAATCAGGATGTTGGTGAACGAGGCCACCACATTGCCCACCTTCGCCTTTCGGTTCGGGTTGCTGCCAGCCAGGGCCGTCGCGTCCCAGAGCATCAGCATGTCGTTGCCCTCATCGATGCCACCGGCAGTGGTGATCTCGGTTTGGCCGCTGATTCCCTCGCGCAGCGTATTCTCTATCGTGGCTTTCTTGTTGGGCCCAGCAGCCTGGATGATCCATGCGAAATCCCCAAACTTGACATCGGAAATCGCGTCCAGGTGCGGCGTGGATAAGGCCAGGATCTCATTGATCGTTGCGCTGCGAAGTCCACCTGAACTGATATCCTCGAACATCATCAGGTCGAGGCCGTCAGGCGTTGCGCGAGTCAAGCCGGAGATCAGCCCTGGCGAGAGTTTATCCGAGGTGATTGACCCAGGCGGAATCAGCGCCGCGGAGATGGTTCCCTCGAGTTCAATAGTGGGCCGCCCCAGTTGATTGAGCTTGGTCTGGGTCAGTTTCTCGTTCTCGGAGAACTGATAACCGGGAATGACTCTGAGGCTGAGTGCCATAAATTAGACTTTGATCCCTGGCTGGCGGTTGGTTTCGGCCAGTTCAAGGGTGACCGCGCGCAACTCGAAGATGCCATCGGTGTTGGCAACCACGGCTTGATGCCATCGGCCGCGAGAGCGGACCATTCGCAATGGATGGTTGGCTTCCTGCTTGAGATCAATCGCCACTCCAGTGTCGAGATCGAATTGGGCTTGAAGCGAAGACAAAAGTAATGGCTGACCCGTACTCAACAGGAGTGGAGCGCGAGTCGATAGCAATAACGGATTTCCCGATGAGCCAAGGTATACCGAGTAATCCTGCCGATAGGGTGTATAGAAGTCGTGATTTGAATTGTCGGTTACCCAGCGGGGAACGCCCGAGGGCTTCTCATATACCCGCCGATCCCGGGTGCGTCCCGCAACCAGGCTGGATTCCTCAGAGACACCTTCGGTCCTGGTCGCAACGGAGTATTCAGGTTCCTGCGTCGCCAGGACCATCCGCGCAAAGAGACCAGCCTTGAAACCGGCTGAACCGGCGGTATAGCCGCGAGTCACGGCACTCACCACGATTGGCGCCAGGCCGAGCAAGTTGGGCGCGGCGGGGTCAAACACCTGGTCGCCCGCGTCGCTCTCCTCGTAGAGATTCAGGTAGCCATCGGCCGTGACGCAACAGAGGCGTTCAATACCGTCCACGGTCATCACGAACCATTCTTTGACCGCCAGGTCCGCGCCGCGCTGGAGCGGTTGCCAGGCCCCGGTCTGATAATCGAATACGATGACCCCGGTGTTCACATCCACCAGGACCCGTTGCAGCGTGCCGAGGGCCGGGAGATCGGTTTGGGTTTCCGTATTGCGATAAATCCCGAAGGTGCTCTTGCCGTCCCAGACCACATCGACCACTGCCTGCTCGTCGAAGTGTTCGCCGTTGCAGAGTAACACCTCGTTTCCATTGGCTGCCGGCGACGGCCGCCAGCGAAACGTCTGGCCCGCGGAGGTCCAATTGAACGCCCCCACGTCGAGGAACTCGGTGAAGGGGAAGCCGGCAATCAAATTGGGCGAGACGGATTCGCTTGAATCGACTGGCGCTGCGACGTAAAGCGCATCGTTCCAGTAGGCCACCCGGATCGCATCGGCCAAGGTCCAATCGATTTGATCGATCCATTGCTGGATGGGATTCGAGAAGGCGGTCTCGGTGCCCTGGATCTTGTTCTGATCTGTTTGCCGCAGGGAGACGACGCCGCGGCGGGGTGAAACGAAGACAACGTCCTTGCCTACCTCGGCGGCCGCCCGGGGATTCACCACCCCATAATTGCGGATGATCATTTCCAGGGTCAGCGAGGTGAGGTCGCCGGTGACATTCGTGAGAAGACCCACGGTTGCGGATTTAAGCGCCAGCACCGCGCTGTCGCCGATCTTGACCAGGGCCTGAAGTTCATCGGCACTGCCCTGGTTGATCCGGAATTCGTTGTTGGGCGCGAACCGCCGATAATCCAGAACATATGTCGCCGCAACAAAGTCGCGCTTGGCGCCGTATCCGCCGCTGTCGAACTGCCCTCCCGGGATCCAGGAGGTCGTGACCATGAGACGATTGTTGACGTAGATCCCGTTGGTGCAATTGGGAAGGACGAGCCAATCGCGTTCCCATGCCTCATCGACACCTGGCTCAGAGCCAGCGTCAACATCCTCAACGTCCTCACTTATCTTCCAAGACTCAGAGTTAATCGACCACTCGAGTGTTGGCCCAACGCTGGTCATGTTGGATGGATAAATGATGAAGGAGTATTCATCCACCACCTGAACGGTGTACCGGCCGTCCTGGAAGCCCGCGGTCGTGCCGCGCACCTGGATATCAGAGCCGGTAATCAGGCCATGTGGCTCAGGCATCGTCACTGTGAGCTGGCCGCCGGATGAAGTGACATTACCGGTCACCCACGGCCCCCACGCCACCAGCGCTTCCTCCTCGTATGGGATCGTCGAATCCCATCGCTCAACGAGATCCTTGAATCCCTCATCGATCGATTCCATCACCAGCGGCGCCATCTTCTCGCCGCGCAGCATGAACATCAGGTTGAACGCCTGAACGAACGCGACCTCGGTGATGATCTTGATTCCCTTCGGAAGCGGGACTCCCAGCGAGGTATTGTAAGGCCGGATCGCATGAACCCCTTCGTCCGCCGCGAGCAACAGCCACTCGATCCCATTGGGATCCTTGAACGGCTGCGGTTGACCTTGAATCGCGCCCCAGGGAAGGACCTTCTCGACATCGAGCCGATTCATCCAGGCCGGTTTCCATAAGCCCAGCCGGGTCACGGGCCGCCCCGTGCGGCATCGGAGATTCTGCCCGTCGGAGAGCAGGCCGGCCTGAAGCTGAGAGGGCTCAGCGTTCAGGTAGACACCCGACCAGGCGGCGTCGCCGTTGTCGATCGGCGTGTCGTCGCCAGGGGTATAGGTGCGGTAGCGGGGCACGGGAGGTGTCGGGTGTCAGGTGTCAGGTTTCAGGGGGGCACAAACGGAGGTGTCAGGTGTCGGGTGTCAGGTGTTAGGGGGGCAGAGGCGGCACCACTCGGATTTCTACGCACAGGTGATTGGTTTCGGTGACCCCTGGCACCTGAAACCCGACACCTGACACCTCTCTGCCCAACGTATTCGGCGCCATATTGGCTACAGGGATTCGCGAGACCCTGGTGAAGTGAGCGAACCCAATAATAAAGCCGTCCGTGGCGTCGTCCTTGAATTGGCCCAGGCCAAAAATCTGGGTGTGAGAAACCCGCGAAGAATGAGGCGCATGCTGGCATCCGGCCATCAAGGCCGCTGCGACCAGTGGAATTATGCGTTTCACTCACGACCATTCCCAAATCCTATGCGCTCCCGGTCACCCGGTCCCCGGTAATTGTCAAAGTCACTCGGTCCCCGCTCTGTCGAAAGGAAACGCCGACCTGCCGCAGCACCATATCGAAATTCCCAGGCGCTGGTGGCGGCGCTTGCGTCTCGCACGGGTTTGGGACCGGATCGCCATCCTCGTCGAGAATCACCTCCCAGCTCGATCGCAGTGATGGCAGGATGACTCTCCGGTACCATCGCAGCCCGGCATTGATGGTTAATTGTGAAAACTGCCCGGTGCTTTCCGCCTGTTGGCGATCGGCCTTGATGATCTCGAGCACGTCCTGTTTGCGCTGGCCCTCGAGCGTTTCCTGCCATTGCGGAGGTGTATGCGTATCGTCGGTGAAATACGCGACCACCTCGCACGCGGGATTGGCTGGGTCCGCACCGTAAACGAGCCATGCATAAGCTTCGGTTCTCATAAGCAGGTTTCAGGTTTCAGGTGTCGGGTGTCAGGGAGGCATAGGCGGAGGGCGGGTCCCGCGTCTGCGGGAGGCCTTCCCTGACACCTGACACCTCATACAAGCGCCTCGACCACCCCGTATTGGGGATCGTGATACGTGTCGTTGAGATCGCGCACCAGGGCGCCGATAAAGCCGCCATCCTTGAAGGCCTGGAGGTACTTGTTGAAGTTGGCCTTGTCGCTTACCTGGACCACCTGCGGGATATCCACCCCCTCCGGTTGCGGCCCCAGGTTCACCAGGGCATAGGAGCGCTGCATGGCGGTCCGGTCCGGCTGGTACACGTCATTGATCAGCCAGAGCGGGGTGTCGATCTGGATGCCATCCGTCCCGGGAAACTTGATGTTGATAAACCGGGCGAAAGAGAAGCCGATCCCAGTCATGCCAGGCCGGTACTCTTCGCCGGCAAGATGGGTCGTCGTTGAGGGGTAAACCCACCACGCAGGCGGTGTCTGGCGCCAATAGGTCTCCTCGGTGTCCAGGTTATAGATGATCTGGCGGCCGCCGCCCCATGGGATCATCAGGGCAGGAAATTTCGGTTCCCAAGTCGGCAGAATGTCCTGGAATGCGATCGGCGGATCCGGCCAGTCGAGAGTGATCCTGCGTTCTCGCCGGCGACGACGGATATATGGATTGAGTTTCATAATAGTTAAAATGGATTGCTGCCGCGTTTGCCTCCGCCGCCCGTTAGCCGAGTTGTATTAGTTTGGTCAGGAGATACACCATCACCAACACCACAAGGACGACCTTCACCCAGTAGTTAAAGATCGGTTGCTTGATTGCGAAGTCGATCAGTGCCCACAGCCCACACGCCACCGCACAGACGATAATCACACGGACCATCACCTTCAGCATTTCCGCGTCGGTCATTGCTAATATTGTTTTCATGGCTAGTTCATTGTAATCGCAACCACATCCTGGCCGGATCGATTGAGGAACGGACGGAAATCGCGCCGGAGACGTTCGGGTCGTAGGCCGCGAGGTAATAATCCGCATGGCCCCGATCGCCGACCGTGAGATTTCCAAGGGTGGAGACCTTCTTGAAGGTGATGGGAACGTCCGCGAGGTCGGCGAAGGTATCGACAACGCCAGCGAATGAGATCGAAGTCACTTTCCGGCTGACCGAGTTCGTGACCGCGAATCCCTCCGACATTGCAAGCGCAGTGCGGTAGCCTGAATTGACCATCACCCATGCGCCTGGCAGTCCGGGTCCGCTCCAGTTACGGTAGAAAACCAAGTCGACTGCGGTGCCTTCCTTGAGGGTGTTTGCGGGCAGTTCTCCGCCATCCGGAAGGAAAATAGAACGCTCATACGTGCGATCAGCGCCGGATGGGGGATTGGTCGGAAAGTTGAGTGACACCCCGCCGGTTCCGGTATTTGCCCAACCACCTGGGGCGTTGGGCCGGCGCACACGGCCGACAAGTCGCGTGCCTTCAGGTGGCTCAGGCAAGGCACCCGTATACGCGGGATTCAACGTTCCGACCCCGAACCACAATGTCGTCGGATTGACTGCCGTGGTTGTGTCCGTCAAAGTCGATTCGAATTGCAGCGGGCTGCCCGCCGTTCCGGCGAGCGACGCAAACTCCACCGACCCATCCACATTATTGAGGGTGAGCACCTGGCCGGTTGCCACCGCGCCCGCGCCCTGGTTCACCTTGGGCGTCTTCAGGCGCAGCACCGATTGTCCCTTCAACTCAAGCTCGCCGGAGGTTTCGATCTTGGCTCTCGAGATCGCGTTGACATCGAACGTTCCAAGGGAATTCATCGCCATGTTGCCGAATCCCTGGAAGGTCAGCGTCTGGTTGTTCATGGTCACCGTCCGAGGGCCACTGAGTGTGCCGTTGGCGTTGTAGATGCTCGTATCGGGTGGCAGGGCGGCATACTCGACCCTGCCGACATCCTGGTCCATGAGCGTGAGCACCTGGCCATTGATCGCGGTCCCATCCGAAATCTTGGGTGTGAAAATGTCGAGCTTGGTCCGGCCTTCCAGGTGCAAGGTGCCACTGGTTTGCAACGTGCCATCCGCGGTCGAATTCAGATTGTAACTAGTGAGGGCCGTGCCGAACAGCCGGCCAGGCCCTTGGAAATTCAAATTCACCCCGCTCATGGTGACCGTGCGATTGCCTGTCAAGGCGCCGTCCGAGTTGTATAGATTGACTGTTGGGACCGTGTTAAACTCCACGGCGCCATTGCTCTGGTCAATCAATTGCAGGAATTGACCTTGCCGGCCGGCGTATAAAGGAGTCCGAAGCATCAAACGGGTGGGTGCGGCAATGGTGGTGGTGGCGGAGGACACCCCGAAATCGTTCAGGCCAGTGAAAAGCAAGCTGTTGTTGTTGCCGCTCAGCGTGCGATGCCCGGTTAAAGCCGCGTCATGCGTGTAAATGCTGACATCCGGACCGGCCACGCTCAAGGGTTGGTAATCTGCCGTGCCGTCAGCGGCGAGGGTGAGCACCTGGCCGGCCATCAAGGCGGGAGTTGAGGCGATCAAGCGTGGCGTGTTGAGGTAGAATTGCTTGGTGGACGTTAGCCGAATCCACTCGGACGCGAACACGTCGTTGGTCTTGGCGGACAAGACGATTCGGTTCGGGCCGTTCACCTGGAAACGATCGCCTGTGCCCGTAAAATCGAGGTTGAATGTGCTCTGGTTAACTTGCCGATTGCCGGTCAACACTCCGTCAGCAGTGTAGATATTTACCGCATTGGTCGGTAACGGCAGCGGGGCAAATTCAACCCGGCCACTCGACGATTCTTGAAGCGTCAACACGTACCCATTGGCGACGCCGCCGTTGGTAAGCACCTTGGGTGTCGCGATACTGACGCTCCCCTTGCCCCAAATCGCCGCGTTCGTGCTGTCCACAAAGAACTGATTGAGACCGACCATGTTCAGGCTGTTACCGGCGCCCGTGATGGTCCGAGTGCCGGTCAATGTGCCGCTCGTCGTGTATATGTTGGTTGGGAAATACCAATCGCACTCGCCATCCGCTGCCGTCAGCGTGAGGACCATTCCAATGGTTGCCGCGCCCCTGGGCTCTGGCGCCTGGTTATCTCTTTGAAAAAGGTCGAGCATTTCAGTGGGCAATTGCCCGCTCTCCCTGAGCAGCGTGAAGATCCGCGGGGTCGCCAGCTTGAACTTGCTTGCCCCCGTAAGCTGCAGCAGCGTCGAACCGTAGACGTCGTTCGTCACCCCATAGAATCGCCCTCGCCCGAAATTGATGGCGTCGAAATAACCAGTCGTACCAAACGCGACATTTCCCGAGCCCGAAAACGAGAGTGTCCTTGGACTTGGACCTACCGTGACTGTCCGATCCGCCGTAATCGTCCCGCTCGCGGTGTAAATGCTGACATCCGTGGGAAAGGAGATCGATTTGTACTCCGCGGTCCCGGTGGCGGGATTCATCAGTGTCAACACCTGGTTGGAGACCGCCGTGGAGCCGGCGACATTGGGCGTCTTCAGGTTAAACTCCAGCGCGCCGCTGATCGTTGAGGTACGGCCGCTCGAGCTGAAATGATTCAGATTGGTCAGCGACAGCTCCCGGAAATTGCCCTCAACAATGCGATTGCCGCCCAAAATGCCATTCGTGTTATAGAGGTTATAGGCCGGGTGAAAGTCCGCGAGGCCAGTGCCGGAATTCACCATGGTTAATACCTGCCCATCAGCCGCGCCTGCGCTGAATCGCGGGGTAAATAACTTGAACCGCTGCCCAGCGCCCACCTGGTATTCCTCGGTTGCGTATTGGACATTCGTGATGGAGGACATCCCGATATACTTGATAGCCTCCACCGTGAATTGCCCGCCGGGATCGATAAATGAAAGCCGGTTGGTCCCAAGACGAAACGAAAGCTGATTCGTGCCAAGATGAACCTGTCGCGGACCGGTGAGTGTTCCGTCCGAGGTGTAAATGTTCACCGAGGAGGTCACCGGCAACGGCCGCCAGTCCACAAGGCCGCCCGTGTCCAGCAAGGTGAGGACCTGGTTGGTGGCTGCGGTTCCACCCACGATGCTGGGTGTGCGCATTCTATATTCCACCGACGCCCCGGAGATATTCGTCAGGATTCCCCGGGTCTCATAAAGGCTGAAGTTGGTGAACGTGAGGTTCCTGCTAGCGCCGGATACGGTTCGATTATCTGCCAGGGCGCCATTGGCGGTGTAGAGATTGGAGGAGACCACAAACTCTGAACGGCCCGTTGCCGCATCGAGCAGGGTCAAGACATGCCCGTTGGTTGCCGTGGCGGCGACCACATTGGGAGTCGCCAGGCCGAGTGAACTGGAGCCGTACAGCAAGGAATTCTGGGCCGCCGCGCCGAAGTTCAAGAGGTTCGTGAAGGTCAATCTCCGGGAGGCCCCTTGCAGCGTTCGGTCACTCGAGATCGTGCCATCGGAATTGTAGATATTGAGCGTTGGCTGCGCGACTGCCGGCAAAAATTCCGCCATTCCCGTCGTCGCATTCGCCAAGGTCAGCACGTGGCCAACCTGGGCGCTGGCATTGCGAACATTGGGCGTACGGACGTTAAAGAAGTTGGTGGCGACGATGAGCGCCTCGCCGCCGCGCATCGCCGCCGCGGGCGATTGGATCTCAACAATGGGCGCCGTCATAAGCAACCCACTGCCCGCATTGGTCGATATGAACTGGAGAACGCGATTAGTGAGGTCAACAACCCGGTTGCCAGTTAATGCTCCGTTGCTGTTGTAGATATTCGTCCCGCTCGCTCCGGCTGGGAGCGGGGCGAATTCAACCACGCCATTGACCCCGCTCAAGGTGAGCACCTGGCCCACCTGGGAGCCGCCCGCGACAACGTTCGGGGTTCGAATGCTCAGGAGTCCAGGGGACTCAATGATGGTGTTGCCCGCGCTCTTCAGGCTGGCGAATTGGCTCGCATCCACTGAAAATGTATCGACTGGCACAAAGGTGACCGGGCCACCCCTGAAAGTGAGTGACTTGCCGTTGAGCGTGACGATCCGGTTGCTCGCGATCGTTCCATCCCCTGTATAGAGCGTCGTAGCGGGGGTTGGGGTTCTGAATTCCGCCTCGCCCGTGCCAACATTGATCAACGTCAGAGCGTCACCAGCCTTGGCACTGGCAGCGCTCACGAAGGGAGTGCGGAGATTGAAATGCTGACCAGGGGACAAAGTGATATCACTCGGGGTCGCCAGGCTGATTAAACCATTGGCCGCCACCGTAAAGCTGCTGATGTTCGAGGAAGCGATGCTCCCAGGGCCGCGCCAAAAAAGAGGGTTGGCGCCGAGATCAACTATCCGGGGGCCATTCAGGGTGCCATCGGAGGTATAAAAGGTTGGCCCGCTGGCGATCGGCAGCATCCGCCAGGCCCAGGGCGCGGTGCTCGAGGCGATCAAGGTGCTCGTATTGGTGCCGCTCCAGGTATTGGTGAGGGCGTACATTGCCGCCGTCTCCTGGACGGTGACGGTTGCCGTTCGGTTGCCGCCTGGGGTGGGATCCGCGACTTGAAACGGGTTGGCCGCCACCATCTGGCTGATCGTGATGAACGACTTGACGGTCGGCTGGGCAACTAGGGAAGAGGGACTAGAGGCGAGGGACGAGAGCAGAAAGAACCAAAGGAAACGCAAGAGTCTTCCCTGACCCCTCGCCCCTAATCCCTCGCCCCTAACTACTACATCCACTTGTACCATACTAAGCCTGTGAAAACGTTGGGCCGGATGCGGTCACCGTTGTTGTCCTGGTCAGTGGAGACGACCGTGACGTAGATCCCGGCCTGGTTGTCGAAAGGGATGGTGCCACCCAGACAGAAACAGAGCTGTTTGGCGGCGGATGGCGTGAAACTCCGCATCTCAGCCTTGTTCGTCGCGGTGAACAACTGGACCTGGGCGATCAGGTCGCCCAAAGGGATCCGGAAATCCTGGGCGCCACCCGTGGTGAGCTTGCGGACGTAGGTGGCGTAATCCTGAAGGTTGAGCCCTGCCGGATTGAGCGCCGGCAACTCAGTCAATTCCTGGCCGGGACCCTCGGTAGCAGCCAGGGCGGCCGCGGATCCATTCGCTCGTGTGGCGCGGTTGCTCATTGGATATAGCTCACGACGACCGCATCTGCGCCGGTTCCAGTCCCGGCAAGATCCTTCAGGTTGAACTTCGTGCCGGGCGCCGGCGCGTAGGTCACCTTCCCGCCAGGGGTCACGACATCCATGATCTTGGCAACACCTTCCACGTAAGGCCCGATGCCGACATTGGCCACGTTGTTCGTGGGCACAGCGGTTGGAGAGAGAGCCTTGTAGCCATAAAAGCTCGCCTCGGTGACCCAGAGATCCGTCGCGCTTATCGGGGTGGTGACTCCAGCCGGCAAGGGGACTGGCCCGAGGGTCTTTGCCACCTTGGCGATGCTCGCCCCGATCAGGTTGGCAGCCGCGAATGAGTTAATGCCCATAGTTATGCCAGGTACTTGAAATAGACCTTGTCCCCGGTGGTCCCGAGGATGGTGAGATTGAAGAGGTCCAACGCGGTGCCGCCTGGCGGCTTGAACACGATCTTTCCTCCCGCCGGAAGCGTCTCAAAGAGTCCAGAGCCCGCGGCATCGACCAAACACGCGCCAGCGTTGGCAACCGGGATCGTGTTCATCCCGATGGATGAATAGCCGTAAATCTCCACCTGGGTCACCAGGCGCGAGGTGGCGCTCAGGCGCACCGGGGTGCCCGTGGTGAGATTGACCGGGCCCTCGGCCACGTACTGCTTGGCCGCGGCGGACGTGATCAAATTGACTACGGTATAAGAATTGATTCCCATTTCGGAGCAGGTGGCAGGTGGTAGGTGTCGGGTTTCAGGGGGGCTGGCACCTCATCTTGTCGCCATGGTCCAGGGTTCCTGCTGGCGTTGTTGCCGTTCTATCTGGTCGAATTCAAGTTGCAGGTGCACGAATGCCTTGGAGTTCGCCGCCAGTGCTTTGTCGTTCTGGCCATCGAGTTCGAGCCAATCCCCGTGTGTTGCCCAACCGAGGTAATTGCCGAAAATGCTGGGGATCTCGATTCGGCGCCATTTGGTCGGATCCACGGCTGGCGATTCGGCTTCCCCCGCGAACTCGATGCAGTCGTAGAAATCGCCGGTGCCCGCATTGTCCGGCCAGGTGAAATAGACCTGATCGCCCACCTCGTAGGTTGCCTCCGCATCCCACGGATCGCCCTCGAGGACCGGGCAAACCATCCGGTACCGGAACCAGGCGCTGCCCGGATCGCCCTCGACCCGCACCGCATCATCGACGAGCAGGAATTCCAGCCGGTATTGGTTCAGCTCCGGCGATCGCACCGAGGCGAGCCCGAGAACCTCCGCCATCGGCTTCTGGAAACCATCGTCCAGGGGAAAGGCCGGATCCCATGCTGGCAGCGGGTAGAAGGACTGCTCTGAGTTGATATCGCCATAGAAAGCGCCATCGACCTTGCAGTAGTAGATGATACCGTCCTCGGCATTTACCACCCGATCGCCCACCTGGTATTGGGTGACAGGATCGTTAGTTGCAGCGACGGGGTAGGTGCCCAGTGGCGCCCATTGAAATGGGTTGTCCTTGGGCTCATCATCGCCTGGATCCACCGCAGCCACGCAGACGTAACAGCGGTCGCTCACGTGGTCATAGACCTGAGCGCCGGGCTCGTAGTCGGCGGCATAATCAAAGCGATCTTTCAGCCGGGCGCGCCGGTCCAGGACTACCAGTGTCGGCCAGGGGAACATCCGCCAGGCTGTCTCGAGCCGATCCGACATGATCGAGCGAACCATCCGGAAATCACTGATCGAGAGGGAATCCTCCCCAGCCCGATGCGACCACGGCTGCCCGTGATACGAGCAAGCGCTGCGGAAAATCCGGCTGGCGGGGATGCTTCGCATCAGGTGTTAGGTGTTAGGTGTCGGGTGTCAGGGGAACACAGGGAGGAGGGTGGGCCTTCCGGCCTTACCTGACACCCGACACCTGACACCTGACACCTGGTTATTTCCACGGTTGCACCTCGGGGTTATCTTTCACGAACCGCTTCCAATTACCCTTGTCCTTGAAGAAATGCGGATCGGTCTGGAGCCACCGAAAATAAGTCCGCGCATCAATGATCCCAGTGAGCGTAAGCTCCCCCATCTGACGGTTCGCGACATTCCGATACGGCGCAGCAGCAGCCACCATGCGGCGTTTGGTGTCCGCACGTTCGCGCGCGATCTTGCGCTGAAGCCACGAGCCAAATCGAAGTTCATTCTCAATCGTCCGGCGGCCCGAACCGCTCAGCCCGCCAAACTTTGGTACGATGATTTGCACCCCTGCGGGAATTCGGGAGGGACCGGAGCAAAACCACTAAACCGATCCCTCCCGTGTACCGATATGCGCGGTTTATCCTTGGACTTTCGCTAGATCCGCTGCGCGAATGACATTCACGAAGACCAGGATCTCGCCGGCCGTCGCCAGGCTTAGATTTCCGGTCGAACCAATGGTGATCGTGAGAAACTTCGCTGTGCCGTCCGAAACGAACGGGCCTCCGCCAGTGGCAGCCGGGCCGATTGCCCCAAGGCTGCGGCCGGTGACCGGTGTGCCGCTCGCCACGAGCGCGTCAGCCGTTCCAGTGACACCCACCGAGATCGTTGGGGCGCTGAGCCCGGCGCCTGCTGGAGCCGTCTTGGTATAAACATGGGCGAGCGGATACGCCACCGTATCACCCGCCAGCAACGTCAGCGGTTGAAGCGTGGCCGTAGCTGCGGCGACGTTGAAGTCGTTCTCAGCCGGCACCGATGAATAGCCAACGCGAATGCAATGCGAGAACCCGGTCTGGGCTCGCTCGCTTTCTGTAAGTGCAGATATTCTCATATATTTGAATAGGTTTCAGGTTCCGGGTGTCAGGTGATCTTACCCAAACCACGCGGATTAAGTACCCGCAACTGGAGGATGCCCTTGGTGTAACCGCGCGGGCCGCCACCCTGGTCCGGCAATTCCATCGCGTGGAGCTTGTCCATATACGCCAGTTCGCAGAGTTCCGTGTTGAGAATCAGGCCGGCATTCTGGCTGATGGTCCCGGCGACCGGATTCATGAAGGTATCCGGCACGAAATTGATATCGCCGAACGTGCTCTCGAATCGCTTCACATGCAGGGTGATGACATGGCTCGAGGCGTCTTCGGTGACGGTGAAGCGGTTGCGGGTCGAATCCGCCGCGCCTGAGAGCCGGGTGAAGTTGTCGACCTGCGCGATCAGGTTCGTCCCGAACGCGCCGAGATATTCCTTGGGACCGCCTTGCACCTCGAAGAGCGCTTGCAGGATCGCGTTGAGCTGTTGCTCGGTTGTGCCTGCTCCAGCGGTGCCGATTGCTCCGACTGGGGTGCGGACTTCTGCCGGCACATCGGGTGGACCTGCGGAATCGATCCAGTCGAAGAATCC